TTGTGTAGTCAACGGATACGCCGCTGAGGATAACAGATACCTCTGGAGAACCTGGGTGTGTACTCTTAAAGATCATGAGGGTATGCGAATAGTAGTTCCTACAGGAATATGATCTGGAAATTTAACATGCGGGTTTAGGTCTGCAATTTGCCAATATTGGGTTGCGTCCCTAAATATACGCACAGCAATCATTTCAAATGTCTCGTTACTAGCAGTTACATACGTTGTATACGAGATGGAACCCATGACTTTACGCACAGCAATAACGCTACCTGTGGCAGTATCTGTTTGAGTGGTGTATCTAGAAGAAGTAGTAAGAGCCATTATGTAGTCCTTTTATACCATCTTAGGAGTAAAACGGTACGTATTTATTTCATTATTAAACAACACTTCGTCGTCTAATACAAATTGTTGTTTTGACTCAGCAGCGGTTCCAGAAGAATCTAAAGTTATTACAACTTTTACTACAACACGATATTTAGCGCCATCCCTGTCATCCCATTTTCTACTGACATCTGGTACTGCCCGTGTAAGTTTCCATGTAAAGCCAAAATCAGCCTCACTTGCTTTATCATCCCATTGTCTTGGATTCCAACGAGACCCTGTATCAAAGTGACCATACACGGCACTAACTCTTTGCGTTAGTATTGGAGTCTTTTTTAAAGCACCTTGGTAATAACCCTGATCCGTGCCACTGGTATGTCCCACGTAGTAGATATCAAGTTCTATTGTTGCTGAAATACCCGTAACCCAACCCTTGTCCATAGCCTCTCTCAAGTCATCGGTTCGTTTTGTAGCCCACCTCAACTCAACAGGGTCCTTGTCTTTATTTAAAAAGTTGCTTGGCTTGATAGCGTCTTTGGCTAAAGAACCTATTCTGTTTTTGCCTAATGCCTGAAATGGAACAATAGTATTAAGTGCTAACACCTCTGCGTCTTGTACTTCGGCTATATCTGCACTAGTTGCATTTGCGTCTCGTAGTGTTGTTGTCAAGAACGTGTCTTTTGCAGCAAACCCAATGTACATTGCTTGCATGTTAATACTTACAGTGCATTGTGTAGGCACCATGGCTATATTAAACTTGTTGAAAGTCACAGTACTAGAAGTGATAAACCCTTCAACCATATACAACGAAGAAAAAACAATGCGCACAGGTTGAGAAATAAGGAAGGCAGAGTTACCGCCCCCTGCACTTTTTAACGTATTTGCTGCAATTGCTGCTGTACCTGTTACTGAAGCAATGTCTTGACCGTCTACAGTCTTTCCCGCTGAGGCTCCAGTATTGCTAGATTCATAGGATTTAACGTTTGCGTCATACTTTTTTAGTATTGACCTTATTAATTCTTGGTTGATACCTTGCCCAATGATGCTGTCAAAAACAAGTAAGTCGGCAAGAACTCCGATCTCATTTGGTTTTTTAGAGTTTCTTTCGGTGCTAACAGTTTTACCAAACCCCGAGTTTCCCGAAGCATCTGTGCGACTTTGTAGTCTTGGGTTACGTGGCTTTATTGGTGGGCTAGTAGCAGTAGTTGCAGACGCAACTTTTCCAGACGCCATTTCTGCTTCTCTGTTTAAGATAAACTCAAAAGCAAAGTTAGCGTCTCCAGGGATAGGAGACACTAGTTGACCTGGATCTTGGTTCATCCAAAATTGAACGTCATTACGTGCCGTAACGGAGCGTACCAAAACGTCAGGGTTGAACTGAAAATGGAATCTTTTGGCACCTAAGTTCTGGGCAGCAGAATCTATGCCATAGGCTTCAGTGATCATACGGATATAGCCACGCTGTAAGTTGTGGGTCGCTCCTGTGTGTGCAGTTGTGTTGGTTTTACCAGGCCAAATAAATTGTGGATTATCCTGATCACCTATTTTGTTAGGTCCTACACCACCCTCATACAGTGAGAAGTTATAAAACTGTTGTGTGGCGTAACCCATTACATACCTCTCAGTGCTGCTATTTTTACTTTTCTTGTAACAATATCAGCAATCTCTTGGGCGATCTTATTCGCATCTGCGGTGTTATTACCTGTGGATTGCACATAGATGTTCGGAGCAATAGTGATACCGCCACCACCGCCACCTTCCATAACTACTGTTGTGTTGCCACCTCCACGAGATGGTCCTTCCATAGGGTCACCCTTAGGACCATACGTACTACTTCTAGGTGTTCCAGGAGGTAAGTCAATTGCTTTAAGTTTTCCAGCAGTAGGCCATGTAATATTTCCTCTTACTATTGATTCAAAACCATCGTGAGCATGAAATTCGTCCAACAAGCGCTTGGCTACTTTTTTCTGGTCTTCAGGTGTTGCTAATGCAGGATTCTTTGCAAAGGCTAATCCACCTCCACGTTTCCAGTTACCTTGGTTCATGGCAAAGCCGCCCATGAGGATGCCGTCCCTATTTTTTACAGTTCTAGTCCAATCGGGTTGTTCATGCCTATGCAACGCTTCTAAATCAGCGTCAGTAAAGGATTGTGGGACAAAGTAACCCCAACCGTCATAGTTAGGAGTTGTGCGGTATTTAAAACCTCTAGGAATAGTTTTTGCGGTAGGGGACGATCCAGCAGTTCTAGATGTACTTCCTGTTGCTGATGATTGAGATACACTACGCAACGTAACCATTCGTCCGCCTATACCACCACCACCTAACTTCATACGGTTTGCGGTACGGTCAAAAGTAATTGAATCTGCAATACCCATTTGAGAGTTTGCCTGTATCCCACCACTACTGCCACCAGTGCTTTCAGCGTTACCTTCAAATGTGGCATCAAACGGAAACTGAGCCGCACCAGAAGGTCCACGACCCCAGATGGCTCCACCCTTTTCATATTCACGGCGGCTATTTGGAAGTTCTGCTGGTTGCACGTGCCAAGGTTCATTGATACTTGCAATGGTCTTAAGACCAAAACGAGCAGCATTTTGTTGAACCCAATTCTCATCAGCCTTGGTTGCATAGTGTAAGTCGGCGGCAAGACCTAATTCGTGCATAGACATTCCAGGTGGAGCAGCATCAGGAACACCCGAATGCTTTTTCCAATAGGAGCCGTCCCAATACACACCTGTCTTTTCAGAAGTCTTAGAGTAACGAGCCAAGAACATACTGCGTTGATCAGCAGATGAACGGAAACCTTGACCAATAGAAACACCTGGTCGCTCTGCCATCATGCTCTTTAGTCGGTCTCCAAACTTACTATTAATGTTTGAAGGGACTCTTGCGCCACCACGACTTCCAGAAGATGTTTGAGTTGCTTTAGAACTTGCTCCCTTTTCTACAGGGTCACCAAAAGGGTTTATAGCACCAATGATTTTACCCAGACCAACAGTAATCGGGTTGCCTCGGGAACTAATTCGTGCTCCTGTGATTGCAGACGTTAGGTCCTCAATCTTCATGGTTAACGTTTCCATTTTTTGGGTGTTACGTTCCATAGACGCATAGTTGTCTTTTTGATTGTTGTAGAAGTGCTCATCACGAAGTTCTTTCTTCGTATCTGTTACTTCTTTTTCAGTAGCAAAGTTCTTATCAATACCCATGGTCTTAAGTTGGTCACGGTTACCAGGGTTATACATACCCGCTTTTCCGCCAGTTTTCTGTTGGTACTGGACGTTAGCCATGGCGTACTGAATGACAACATCTTGCATATCTTCTGGAACACCCATGGCTGTAAGCCGTGCTCTAGTCATAGAGCCAGGTTGCATAGCACCTTTGACGACATTTGGATTAGTTAATCCAGCACCACGAACGATTGATTGAATAACGCTTATTGGAGTGCGCTGTTTACCACCAGGACCATATATTCCTGTACCAAGTGTCATTGTTAAACGGTTATTGGTTTCAGGGGCAGCCAAGTTTGCAATCATGTTATTTACGGTGCCTGTAGACATTCCGTAACCTGTAATGGCTCGGATACCTTCCACACTTGCTGCCATCTTGTTGGCATCTAAACCAGTAGATGCTTGTAGTTGCAGCATTGCGTTAGTGCCACCAGGTCCTAAACGGTAGTTGTTTAATGGTTGCCTAAAACGGTTATAGTTCTGCTGCTGTGTCACACCATACATTTGTTGGTACATAACACTTTGTCGGTCATTGATTAATGCTGATTGGTATCCCCTATCAGTACGGGTATCAATCAGGGAAATGCCCTTGTTAACAACACCCGAAAGTTGCTCAACCAGTTTTGCAGCCGCTAAAGCAGCCTTCCCATAAGGACCCGCCGCCATAGCCGCACCCTGCACCAAAGGGTTATCTAAAGCACTACCACCACCACCAGAAGGCTTAGGTGCTGCACTGGCTTTACTTGATGCAGTAGCGGCAGATATAGCCGAGGAAGTGGTTGTGGATGCACTGGTAGCAGTGCCACTAGATAACCCCGCAATTGCAGAAGTAGTTTTACTTGCCTCAGTGTTTAGTTGCTTAATTTCGTTTTTAAGTTTTTTGACTTTGGTAGTCAGTTCGTCGTAGGTGGTCATCCACAAACGTGCAACTGACTTGTCTAAACGTAGAGCAACTGTGGCAGTAACCGCAGAGGCGTCACTAGATGCTGGGCGTCCACTAAAAGCACCATCACCTACTCCACGCTCTAATTCAGCCATGTGTCATCAGTCTCCAGAGTTACGCCATTTACCCATGCTTGCCCAGTATCGTCTTTGACGTACTGCCATGTTTTGTATGTCATTGAGCGTGAAGCCCTTGTAAACTGTGGCTATCAAATCGTATTCCCAGTATATATTACTTAGGTTAACCAAATAAAAGGGATGCCCAATCAAGCACGATATTTAAATCTGTTCCACACGTAGCGCATTGGGCATTCACCTCCCCGATCTCAGGTCCTGGCTGGTTGTCCATCAGGAGTTTGACAAGGTCGTTTCTATCCTTCATTCCCAATGTTTTAGCCCATTGCTGGGGGTTATTCATTGGTGGGTATGTGACACAGCGTGCCAACATGAGTGTATTTTGCTCGGCTGTATTCTTTGCTTTTTTAGCAACTAGTTGACTGTCCATTCCATTTGGAAGGCGCATTTTAATAGTTACGCCATCAGCAATAGTGTGCTCTAAAGGAACCTTTGGGTCATGCTCAATTTCCCGCCTTGTGAACTCATCCAAAGACACAATGACATCATTGGACGCTGTGCAGTTGTTACAGATCACTTGGTATTGACGATCCTTACCGTAGGTTGCTTCAATTACTTTAAGGAACAAGATGTCCCTATCACCAATAATGAGGTCGTCAATAATGGCAGGGTTGTCCTCAATAACTGTGGAACCTACTCGCACAACGGCACGCTTAAGCAATGCTGTCATGTATTCGGCATAGACGATATTCTTGCTGTCTAAAGAAGCAAGGGCTTCTTCGTCAAAGCCATTAAGTTCACGTACCTCTGCGTCTGATTCCCATGAATTAGTTTCTTTATTAAAGACACCACAAATAAGATCAACAGATGTTGCTGGAGGTCCTGCTATTTCTGGCGGTGGATCACTGAGTGCAGCATTGAGCGCATCGGCTTGTTGTTTTGTGTCCATGTAGTACTACTCCTAGTTTGTATTGGGTTGTATTACTTACTTATTTTGTTGCCAAATTCTCTGTTCCGTTCCAGTCTATGTAGAAACCTTCGTGGTGTACGGTCATGGACTGAATCAAGATACCGTTGTCTCCAGCGTTCAAGTCAGTCAAAGCGTACGCTCCAGGCCATGCATTGTAAAGTTTGAATTGAAACTTTACTTTACCAGGCACAATGGCGCCCATGCTTTCACTGCCATCCCACTGGTACTTCAGTTTGTCGGTTGAATCTTGAATTTCTGTTGCTGTATGTGGATGATCATAGACCTTAACAAGGATGTCGCAACGGTAGTCGCCGTCTCCTGTAGCCAAGCCAGTCTCACCACTTACGCCACCACCCAACCAAGCATGGAGAAACTTCTGCCACTGGAAGAGTTGTCCTTGTCCGCTAAATGCGCCACGTGCAAAAGACACAGGAGCAAAATCGGATTGGGCAACCATCTTGTGTGGGTGGGTGTTCATGCCACCTTCTCGGTATGAAATGATTTCGTTTGTTACCGAAATTCCACTAACTTGGGCAAATCCAATGTCACCAATTTGTGCAAGCGAAGTAGCAAGATTGCCAGTCGCCTGCTTTGGAAGGATCTGCACACGAAACTTAAAGTTACGCAGTGGATCGGTACGAAGTACTGTTGCTGATGCCATATTTTAAATAACTCCTTGAATTAGAGGTTTCCAGCAGAGCCGTTGCCAGCCCACTGAGTAAGGTTGATTACAACGAATTCGGCTGGGTATTGCAATGCGACACCAACCTCAATGTTTACATATCCATCTTCAATACTTGATGACGTGTTGTTTGACGCATCACAAAGGATGTAAAAGGCGTTGCTTGATGTAGCGCCTTTCAAGTTACCCTTGGCCCAGAAGTCTGTAAGAGTGCTGGCAAGGGCTACGTTAATGCGATCCCACAAACGCTCGTCGTTTGGTTCAAAGACCGCAAATTGTGTTTGTGAATCTAGCAATACTCGCAAATACGAGAGTGTACGACGAATTGGAATGTACTTGTCTGGACGGTTCTTAGCCAGTGTACGAGCACCATTGATAATGGTTCCACCACCTGGGACTAACCGCAAGCAGTTAACATGGTTAGTGTTGTACAAAGTCCCCTGATCCGCATCAGAGATGGTTGCTACAAGACCAAACACATTTTGTAGATCCAAGAAGTAACCTGCTGGTGCTTTAGCAACTCCACGAAGAGTCTCGGAACGAACATACGCTCCAGCAATTGCGCCACCTGCGTAGGTGTCACGAATAGCCGCTGGGCCACTCTTCGCTGGGTCATACATTTTCAATGCTGGAAAGTACACAGCACCAAAGCCACCGTTATTGGTGCTATACCCTGCTGTTGCTGTTTGTACATCCACCTTAGTTACCGCACTCAATGCGCTATCAATGATGACGAATGCGTCTGCACGCTCTGCGGCGTACGCCAGCGCTTGGTTGACACGGGTGGTACCAGTTTGACCAACAAGGTTAATCAAAAGAGGACCAGCGACCATACTCAAGTTAGTTACAGCAGTTGCCCATTCAGCGTCAGCAGCGACAGCACCTGAAGCGAGGGCGTCGGAACCAGCAGTAAATGTAAGTGTCGTGCTGTAAACACTTGATGTGATACCACTTACAGCAATTGTAACGTTGCTTGCGATAGTGGCGGGTGTTCCTGTTACTCCGATGTATGAGGAGTAAAGATCAAGAACATTCTTAAAGTAACGGCTAGATGCACTATCAAAGGACAGTTCTTGCCAGCGCTCAACCTCTACTGTTGAACCCGAGCGCAATAAGTTAATTGCCAATGAGAACACAGTCGTTGAGTTAATCTTTGGAGTTCCCGATGGGTCCGACAAAGTGTTTGGGTCAAAGGTAATGACTGCGGTGAGTCCGTCACCCCACGCACCCTTAGAAGCGGCTTGTAAAGTAAACAGTGTGCTTGCTGCTGATGCGCCTGTAACAGTTCCTTGAAAAACTGTGGAGGAAGCGGCGGCAGTTGAGTCAAGAACTCGGGATACATAAGCATCACGACCACCATTAGCAAAGTAATGGTAGACGGCGTAACCCACATCGTAAGTGTTGGAAATTTCTCCGTACTTGGATTTGTAGTCATTCCACGAACTAACGAGGGTTGCTACGTCTGGACCACGTTCTGTTTCACCTACAAAGGCGGCAACGGATGTAGCGGTACGGGTAGCAACATTACTGGTAAATGGAGTCTCTCTTACGTAGACTCCTGGACGATCATATGCCATTGTTTACTCCTAAATCAGGGGTGTCTTACAGGGTTTCAAATTAATTGGTCTGTTCAAGTGTAGTTGATACAGACAGTACTTTCTTGAGGCCGACTAGTGCAGAGGTTGTTAATTCAGCATTCATTTGTAATGTGTATATTTTGCGGAAGATACGCTTACGGTAGCCAGCCTCTGGGTCTAGAAGGTCGGCTGTAGTCCAGTCCAAAAGGTCCAATCTTCGGGACGTTCCGTCCGCCCCTATAAGGATTGATCCGTATCTGAAAGGAACTACGGTAGTAAGCATTTGTGCAGCGAGTTGTCGGTCATGTAGGGCACTTCTTGTAAACGTAGAAACTTGGTAAAGAAGATCAACAGGTGTGAATTCGGTAGTGCTGTATAGATCATCACCAGAGAGGTTAGGAGCACTTGCAGAGGACGTACTAGGCCAGTACGAGAGATTGTTAGGTTGACCAGCACTATGGGTGTTTAAAGTGACCTCAGAGTGTTGACGGTTCTTGGCGTGCATAATGTCAATAAGTTCAATAGTGATAAAAGGGTACTTTCGTTCTGTTTCCCCTTCAGGGTACCGAAAGAACACTTGGACATCCCGACTACCATC